TTATACAGCATCTCCAAAACTGTCCCGCCGTTGGCCGATGATCCAGCGGGTATCCCGCCAACACCTGCACTTTTCCAGGTCAGTTTTCCATCCCAGCTTTGCCGTCCTGCGAACAGCGCTCTCCACAGCCCTCCAAGCATGACCAGAAGCTTCCGCCACAGGCAGATAAACTTCCTTCTGCAAGGCTCGCAACCGGTCAGGCCTGGTGCAAATCAGCGTCATACACTGCCGGAGAGTATAATAATCATTCTTTGTGCGAATGATACCCAGAGGGCGCAGCAAGTGGTCAAATTGTGTATCAGTCATTCTAACACATCCTTTCGCCCATCATGCTACGCCTTTTGTCGAAAGAAGTCGAAAACGCAAATTCAGCCCCGAGGAACCATCAGGCTCCCCGGGGCTGCTGCTATGTACTCTTACTTGATTTTTCCCTGCATCTGATCCAGCAGCTCATCTGCGTGGATGGCCTCGGGAGTAAAGCTGTTGTTCTCCCACCATGCCCAGATGGCGGCAGCGGTGGTCAGGCCAGCGGTCACCCACTGCTCCACGCTGGCGCTGTCGATGGGCAGCACCGGCTTGCCTGCTGCGCTCAGCAGCTGGTTGGCGAGGGCCAGTGCCAGCACAACAGTGCGGGCAATGGTTGCGGCGGGAATTTTCTTGTTCATCATAGGTCAGTTCCTTTCTCTTTCGTATTCATGTTCTTCCAGATCGGCAATGCGGTGGTTTGCCACTTTCAGCTGCTCCTCGATCACCGGCACCCGCTGGGCAAAGTTGTTGTGCATCCGCACCTCCCGGGTCAGCTCCTCCAGCTTGGTCTCGGTCACGGCCTGCGTCTTGCCGTTGGCAATCAGCACACCGATCAGCGTCACGCCGCCGGTGATCACAGCGGCCAGAATCGTCTCCATCGGTCTCACACCTCCATTACCGGAATACCGTATTCCTCGGCGCACTGCCGCTCAATGCGACAGCCGCGTGCGTACTCCCAGCCCGGGGCGAAAACCGCCACGTCAGCCTTAGCCAGAAACTCGATGCTGCGTGCCAGATAATCCAGCGGCTTCGCATCGGGGCCAAAGTCCTCAAAGAACGTTTCCAGAGGAACCGCATCGTCACCAAACACAGCCTTTGCCTTCCCGATCACTGCGGCACGCTCCTGCAGCACCTGCTCGTCCGATAGGCCGTTCATAGGCTGGCTGATAAAAAGCTTCTTGCTCATCACTTATGCTCCTCTCACTTTCGTCAGCCCGGCCCGCTGGATGATGGCAGCATAGCCCTTGTAAGCATGGCTCAGGTCTACCGGGCCGCTCACGCCTGGGATCTTGCCGCTGCTTGTGTACTGCCACATGCCGTGGCGGCGGGCGGGGCGCTTGCCGCGGTAGTCCGCGATCCACAGATCGTAAGCAGCGAGTGCTGCCATGTCGAGGGCGGTATCCGCGAAATTGGTGTAGGTGTACACCATTGCATACAGCCCCCACGCTTCGAGTTGGGCAGCGGCTTCGGCCACCAGGGCCGAAAGCTTTGCGGGGGCCAGGGAGCGTAGGCGGGGGCCCTCCACATCGATGGCAAGGGGCAGCTGGAACGTTTTGCCCCGGAGAGCTGTTTTGAGGGCGGCCAGCTCCTCCTCCGTCTGCCGCTGCGTGACCGCACAGGTGTAGTAATAGCCGCCCACGGGCAGGCCCAGCCGGGCACACTCGGCGTAGTTGCGGGCGAAATAGGGGTCGAGGTAGGGCTTGCCGCCCTTGCTGCCCAGCACCCGCAGCATCACGCCGTCGATTTTGCCGCTTGCCTTGACCTTGTCCCAGTCAATGCTGCCCTGCCATTTGCTCACGTCGAGAATTGTTCTGGGCATTCTGCGCCTCCTTTGCAGTATTCAAAGTGACTCCCGCATAAACTCGCCAACTCGTACCGGCATCATCATTGGGCCAAATCGTGACATGCTTTCCACTGCAGATTGGCCATGCATGGAATTGTCGAATCCCATACATTTCATCGCCGAATGTATGCGTTCCCGGTTTTGTTGTGCAGGGATGATGCGGTAGCTCGTCTATGGTCATGGTATGCACATGGTAATGCTGCGGGTCTTTCTGATATTCAGCTCTCTGTAGGGCAACAGCTTCCTGCACGATCTTGTTAAGCCCTGCATGGTCATACTCCATTTTGAAAGTTCCGCTCTCGAGCAGCTCGTCCAATGTTCCCTCCAGGGTCGTGTCACCCAGTGTGATGCGCACCTTCAGGTCATCCATTGCTCTGCGCCTCCTTACTGTGTAATTTCCTCAAAGCCGCTCTTGATAAGAATCGCCTTGACCTTCTCCTTCAGCAAGCGGGGGCAGCGCTCATACAGAGCTTTTGCCTCCTCCACGGTCTCAGCGGACATAATTTCCTGTGCCCATAACATAGCCATCATAAATACCATCCTTTCGATTTTTTGTGTGATTTTACGCATAGACAGTCTCGCTCATTTCCAGCAAGCACTGCTTCAGCATTTCGTTTTCGTTTTTCAGCGCTTCCAGCGTCTCCGGCAACTTGTCCAGTACCTCCTGCCGCTGCTGGGCTTCCCTATGGGCCTTTTCCTGTGCGGCCAGCTCTTCAGCGGTCGGCGGCTGTGGCACTTCTCCGTATTCGTACACCTCGTATTCCGCCCCGCATAACCGGATACCCCAGTAAGCTTCCCCGGGCTGTGCATTTTGGTTGTGTGCGTTCACCGCAGCCTCGATCGCGCTGTAATCTGCCGGGGTGCCGTCGGTCTCGGTCGGTACCGTGTACCCGGGGCGGATCGTTGCTTCTTCCATTTTGAACTCTCCTTTCCGGGTGCTCAGTTAATATAGTTAAGCTCCCCTAAGAACTTAAACGTTGTCACCAGCGTGTTCAGCGGCAGCACGATGCAGGGGCGCAGGCCGTGCGAGTTCTCTCTGTAGCCTGCATTGCATAAACTTCCGTCCGCATAAAACGCGTACATATAGTTGCCGTTGTGGGTTCGCTTGGAGCGTGTCCAGTATTCTTTATCTGCTTTTCGCTTGTCAGTGGCAGCAGTTGTGTAGTCGAAGTAGTCCAGCTTTGCACCCTCCTGCGCCATCAGGCCGTCCACGCCCTGCCATGTATAAACACCCATCTCAACAGCAGAAAGCAGAAAGCACTTCCTCGAAAGGCCGTTCGAGCCGGAGGAAACATTGGCCGAGCCGTAATCCGCCTGTTTCACGTAGGGCAGATGCACGGTCATCAGGCGGTTTGCCACACTGGACGTGATATTTCCGCCCGGGTAGTTGACGCACCAGTTGTCCAGTGCCCATCCTTCGTAGCCGTAGATGTAATTGTTACTGATAGAAGTAGATGCCGCAATGTTTGTTCTCCAGAGCCATGCACCGTTGGCCGTGCTGTCGTACAACCCGCCGCCCGGAACGCCCTTATGGATCAGCTTATACCAGTAGGTCTTGTTGCCGCTTGGGTCTGAGATGCCAAATTCTGTCCCCAATGCAAAAGAGCTGATGGGATTGCCGCCGTCATAGAACTTCTTGGCTACGCCGTCCACGCCGATATAGCCCTTGTGTACTGGCCTTGCGGTACCGCCCACGCCGGTGTAGATTTTGGAGACCGACTTTGCACTTCCGTCGATTCCGGTATAAATTGCCATGTTATCTCCTCCTTATACGTACACCAGCAGGATAGAACCGGTTGCAAGGCTGCTTCCCGCACCGGGGTCACTGGTTTGGGATGTGATGTTGGTGACCCCGAGCCAGCTTTTCAGCACATCCTTGGAAACATCTTTGATCTTTGTACCGTCATCCGTATAACCGGCAATGTGCGTCAGATTCGACGTATTAAGGCCGTCGCCCGCATAGCCGACTTGGATTGTTCTGGATGCGTCCTTATAGTCGGTTACGCCGGTTGCTTTTGTGGCGGTGGTTGCATTACCATCCAGCGAACCAATGAATTTGTTGGCCCTGACATTTGCAAAAGAGCCGCTTCCTCGACCGTCATTAAACCGATACTCATCAATGGTGTTGTCTCGATATCCCAAGTAGACCGTGTTGTTTTCTGGGATGCCAACAAAATTCACTTCATTCTTGTTCTCGAACTCCAATTTCGAGTGGTTATGCGCACTCGGTGGAAACGTACTCGGCTTATCCGTCACGGAATTCCAGTCCGTCTTGATGCTCTTGAACTTGTCGCCCACAGTCTTTGCATCCGCCGGTGCATCGGGCACGGACAGGGTCTTGTCCGTGCCGGCCCGTGTTCCGGCAAGCGCTGCGGCATCCTCTGCGGCTTTCTGAGCCTTTTCTGCTGCCTGACGGCTTGTAGCTGCCGCTCCCGCACTGGCAGATGCCTCCCCGGCCTTGGTGGCGGCGGTGGAAGCGCTCCCCGCAGCGGCGGTGGCCAGCCGGGTGGCAGTGTTTGCCGCAGCGGTGGCCGTCTTGGTGGAGGCCGCCACGTCGTTCAAGACTGTGGTGCGGGCCCGTGCAATGTCCTGCAAGGCGGCGGTGTGCTCCGTCTCCGTGTCCTGCAGGGCCTGCTTGGCGGCGGTCTCACTGGTCTTGGCATTCTTCTCGCTGGCGGCGGACTTGGTCTCGCTCAGGGCTGCTGCGTCCTCGCTCTTTTTCGCCGCCTCTTCACTGTTCTTTGCCTTTTCCGCACTAGCCTTGGATGCACTCTCACTCTCGGCGCTTTTCTTAGCGCTGTTCTCAGATGCCTCTGCGCTCTTTGCTGCCGCTTCCTCACTTTTCTTTGCCGCAGCAGCACTGTTTGCAGCCTTTTTGGCATTTTCCCCACTCACCCGCACGCTTTCTTCCATGCTGGCGGCAGAGTTCGCTGCTTCTTTAGCAGATTTGGCCGCTGCCTCCTCACTGGTCTTGGCCGCGTTCATGCTCTCCAGCGCCTGCTTGGCGTACTTCGTCACCTCGGCCACGAACTGCTCATAGATGCTCGGCGTAATGTTCTCGGTGGTCGTGTCGGTGTCGATGGTGTCATAGCAGGTGTACTTGCCGGGCTTGGTCATGGCAATGTAGCCGCTGTCGTTGATGGCCAGCAGCATCCAGGTGCCCTCTTTTTCCAGTGTCCAGCGCCGGTCTACCAGTGCGCTGTTGTTCTCGTCCAGGATCTGCGGGTCCGGCTTTGTGCCGCTCAGGCGCTGCACATGCAGGGTCACGGTGCAGTTCTTCCACTCTTCCGGCAGCTCAAAGCGAAGCTCGTCCACCTTGGCGCTCCGCACACCGCCCAGATACAGCGTCTCAATGTTTGCCCGGAACGTCGAACCGTTGTCCTGCAGCTTTCTGATCTTGATATCCAGTTGGCTCACAGTTTCACTCCCTTCCTGCCCCTATCCTATCACGCCCCGCCGGGTGCAACTACCCCGGACATACAAAAGGGAGGCCGTTCACCCCGAACGGTCTCCCTTTCTTCTAAGCAGGGCTCCCCCCTCGGGGGAGCTGTAAGCAACTCTGCCTTTTGCGGATTGCGCACTGAGAGGGTTTCACCTCACCCCTGCCCACTCATCCTTGCTGTTTTTTGCCTGTTCCTCCTTTTTTGCCGCGTCCTTCACCCACTGGGCAAAGTTCTTTTCCTCATACATGGCCGTCCCGTCCTCTTTGGTCAGGCTCGTCAGCAGCTTCTTCAGCTTCTCCCGGTCGTGGTCGTTGCCCGCCAGATACTCTTCCTTCACCGCCGCCGTGATCTTTGGCTTGATGCTGTTATCATCCTTGCCCGCCGTCCGCAGCCGGTCGATCTCGTCCTGCACGTCCTTCCGCTTTCCGGTTTCCAGTGCGTCCGTCAGGTCGGAGTAGACCGTCCGGTCCTTGTCCCCGGCCAGCAGACTGTCGGCCTTCTGGTTGATTGCTCCCGTCACAAGGTCGATCACCCATGTCCGCTTTTCCGCGTCAGCTTTCACACCCTCCCGGATGCCCAGGGTCTCGTACATTTCCCGCACAAGCTGCTTTGTCAGCTCCTGGCGCTGGCTGTCTTTGCCCTCGTTCCGGGCCCTGGCCGCCTGCTCTACTTCCGGGCTGTATTTCTTCAGCCGGTTCTTCAGCTGGCTGGCAATGGTCTTTTCGTCCTTGTCCATGGCTTCCAGCTTCGCCATAGCACTGCTGGCGTTGTCCGTGTCCCCCTCGGCAATGGCGTTGTACAGCCGGTCATACTGCCCGGTGGCGCTGGCGGGCAGGGAATTCAGGCTCAGCTTCTCGCCGTACTTTCCGCCCGTCACCGCATAGGCTGCATTTCCGCTCCATTTCCATGCCGCTTCCAGCAGCTTTGCCGCATTCCCGGCCGGCAGCCCCTTCAGTTCCAGTCCGTCCTCCATAAAGGTCAGGGCCGCTTTCCGCAGCTTCTCGTGGTATGCTTCCAGCTCTTCCTCGTCCATCTCGCCGGTGTCGGTGGCCAGCAGCTTGTACAGCCGCATCGCCTCAGTTCCCAGGTCATTGACAGCACTCAGGTTCGGGGCACTGACCACATCATAGTCCTTGCCCCCGGCCACGTTGCCCACAAAGCTGTACAGCTCGCTGCCGTACAGGAACGTGCCTGCTGCGCTTCCCACATACAGGTCAGCGTACCGCTTCAGTAAACTCCATGCGGTAATGTCGCCGTTCTCGTCCTGTTCCCGGTCCCACCGGTGCAGTAGGAAGTCCGCGCCGATCTTCATGGCCGCAAACACTGCCGTCTGCACGATCTGGCTGGTCACTGCTCGGTTCAGGTTCTTTCCGGCCCGTTTCAGCTCTGCCCGGTTCTCCTCGGTGGGGTCTGCATGGCTGCGCTCCCGCTGGGCATTATAGTCCATCACTGCATCTGCCAGGATGCCGTAGTTCTGGAACCGCTGGGTCGTGAACATGGTCAGGGTCCTCACCAGTTCGTTGTCGCTGCGCTGGATGCCTGCCCGCTGCATGGTGGTGTAGTTGGGCTGGGTCTCCTCGATCACTCGCTGATAGGTCTTGTTCACAGCTTCCCAGTAGGCTTCGCTGCCTTTCGTGGCTGCACCCTCTGCAAACTCATTGGTATGGTGCTCCACATACCGCTTGGAGCCTTCCCACAGGGCCGCCACCGTGATCTCGTCCACGCCGTTGATCCAGCCCGTCAGCTGCTTGGGGACCTTCTCCATTCCCTTCTCCGCCGCACTCAGGTTCTTCCCGATGCTTTCCAGCTCGCCCCGCTGGCTGCCCCGCAAGCGGTATTGCAGCAGCGCATCCCCGTGTTCAGTGATCTCTGCTTCCAGCGCTGCCCGCTGCTTGGGTGAGAAGTTCTTTACAAAGGGAACCACCGCCGCCATGGTGTCCGCACCCAGCACAGCACCGGCGGTCGGCAGAGATGCCGCCTGCGCAATGGCCACGCCCGGGTTCAGGGTCAGGATAGCCCCGGCGTAGTTGCCCCGCAGCTTGCCCAGCGCCGTCATGCTGCTCTTCCGGGTTTTCTTTCCCGGGCTCTGCAGGTCAACCAGCAGTTCTTCCACATAGTCTACTGCATCGCTGCCCCACTTCTCCTCCAGGATACCGTCCTTCAGCACCTTCAGTCCATCCTCGGTCTCGATCCGGCTGTTCAGCACCTTTTTCACATCCCGGATGGCCGGGGCCAGGCCCGCGTAGGCTGCCGTGTCCCGCAGGCTCCGCTGCACCACGTTATTGCACTCCTCCAGCAGGATGGGCTGTGGACTTTTCACACGGTTCTTCAGGAAGCCCCGTCCCTCGATGGTCGCATCACAGTGTTCTCCTTCGATCTGTTTTACCAGTGCCGTCTGGTTCACCGCAATGGGGTAGTAATTCTTCACCACAGCCCGCTTGTAGCCCAGCAGCTTCATGCTCGTCTCGTTGATCAGGTCGGTGGTGTAGCTCCCGAAAAAGTTCTCCATGCTCCCGATCCATGCCCGGTCGTAGTCGGTCAGGTTCTTTTCAATGGCACTCACAATGGTGTCCGCCATGGGTTTGCCCTCGCTGTCGGTCAGCATCCCGATCCGCACGGTCTGGCCCTTCTGGTAGGCTTCCGCGATGTTGCCTTTGTTGTACTCCACTGCATCCGGCACGGTAAAGCCGCCGTTCATCAGGTGCTCCTTGCTGTCGGCGTTCCGCAGGTGCATGTACAGGCTGCACATCTGGGCATGGGTGAGGGGTACAGCCTTGCCCCGGTTGTCCTTCAGGCCAAGGTCTACCAGCTTTGCCCCCTTGCCTGCAAACTGTTCCATCTGTTTCAGGTTCTTTTTGCCTGTCACGTTGTCGAACAGGTGGGTTCCCTCCACAAGGATCTCCGTCTGCCGCCGCTGGCCGTCGTTCAGCATGGTGCCCAGCTTCTCCATCTGGCTGTTCTTTGCGTAGCCGCCCAGCATCCGGAACACACGGGTACCGCCCAGCATATCCAGATTGTACCTCGTCAGCATCCGCCGGAATTTTCCGTCATTTCCCTTGCTCCGGTTCACCTCCACCGCCGCTTCTCCGGCGATCTTGTCCACCGCTTCGGCTTTCTGCAAGCTCAGGGTCTTGTTTGCCGTCCGGATCACATGCAGTGTGCTGGTCGTAATGGCTTTCAGCATCCGCATCTGGTCCACCGTCATGGGCAGATAGGTACGGTTCTCGGTCTCCCGGATCCGCTTTCTCAGCCGGTCACGCAGCATCTCGGCCTTTTCGCTGTCCGGCAGTGCCTCGGCCTCTGTCAGCTGCTGGTTCAGCCGGTCAAGCTGGGCCTGCTTGCTGGCATTCAGGTCAGCCTGCAGCGCGTCGATGAGCTCCGGCACCTTGCTCAGCTTCCAGTCCTCGCTGATGCCGTTGGAGCTGTTCTCGGCTTCCATCGACTGCATGATGCTGGTGCGCAGGGCCGTCAGCCGGGCCACGGCGTGGTCGTTCAGCAGTGTCATATCCGCCAGCTTTGCCACCTCTGCCGCCTGCTGGATCAGGTGGGGCTGCACATACCGGTCCTTGCTGGGCCGCAGGATCATCTGGTTCAGCTGGGCAGCATTGGCCCGGATGCCCCGCCGCAGCTCGTCCTTCTGCCGGCCGTCCCGGGCTTTCTGTACTCGCTTCTCAGCCAGCTTCTTGGCAATGGCAATGTCCTCGTCCCGCTGCTGCTGGGCTGCAGTGATGGCGATTGCGTTTCGTTCCGCCTGCTTTTCCTGCCACTCCTGAGCTTTGCGCTGGTTTTCCTGCTCCCATTCCAGCAGTTCGTTTTCCTGATGGATCAGCTGCCACTCAGCTCGATCAGCCCGGCGCTGTTCTCCTGCCACCTGGTGAGAAAGGTTCCAGTTCTCCCGCTTCAACTGTTTGTTTTCCAGCCGGATCTCGTCCAGCATCTGCTGGCGTTCTTCCTTCAACCGCTTCTTTTCGGCCTTCCACTCCCGTTCGTAGGCTTCCTTCAGCACGTCCAGCTTTTCGGCCATGTCGCCGTAGTTGGTGATGTCCAGCCCCAGCGTATCCAGATTCTGATCCAGCAGCTTTTCTGCTTTTTCATTCCGCTTCTGCTGTTCTGTCCACTGCCGCAGTGCTTCATCTCGGCTTCCGTTCCGGCTGTTCTCATACATCCTCCGGTTGAACTCCCGGTTCTGCTCCTTCTGCACCTTCCGCAGATCCTTCAGCGCCTGCTCCGCGTTCTCCTCGCCCACGGCAGCAGCCACAGCCTGGCGCTGCCAGCGCTGGAACCCGTCAAAGATGGCCTGTGCATCGGTCATCTCCGGCACGTTCAGGATATCACCCAGCATCCGGTCGGCCAGCTCCACTTTGGCATCCTCGTACTCGGCAGCATCTGCAAAGCGGCTCATCATCCTGGGCTTGATGGCATCGTGCACGTTCATCAGCACATCCAGCCACTCGGTGCTCTCCATGCTGGCCGCGCCGTCCACGCCTGCCGCCTGGGCCGCGCCCCGGAACAAGGCCGCTGCCCCTTCCTTGGTGCCGCCCATGGCCCGGGTGTCGTTGACGATGGATTCATACACTTCCGCCGGATTGCCGTCCCGCACACCCTCTGCCTGCCGCAGCTTCACACCGTGCCGCCGGGCCTCGGCCACCGCTTCGCTCCACGTCCCGTACCGCTTCACCAGCTCCGCCTTAGCCGGGCCGTCCTTGTTCACCGTGTAGCTCAGGTCGTGGTATTCCGGGTACTCGTCCCACAGCTCGGTGTTCCGGTAGGTCGCCCCGCTCAGTATTTCATCTGCAATGGTCTCAGACAGCGCGCTGGCCTTGCTCATGCTGGCCCCGTCCGCCGTCATGTACTCCACCAGCGCCCGGGTCTCTCCGGCAATCTTTGTCCGGTCGGCCCTGCTGCCGTTGGCCTTTGTCCACCGCACCGCCAGCCCGTCAATGGAATCCTGGCTGATCCTCACACCGTGGGTCACACCCATCATCTGGGCCAGCGTTTCCATCGCCGCGCTGTTGTCCGCAATGGCCCGGCTTGCCTGCCGCTGGGTGTTCTTCCGCGCGTCCCGTTCCGCCTGTTCGGCTTTGGCCGCCAGCTGGTACCGGAATCGTGCCAGGCTGCTCTCTGCGGGCAGCTCACCTGTCTTGTAATAGTCCCTGATCTCCCGCACAACACGGTCAGCATCAATGCGGCCGCTGTACTCCTTGCTGGCTGCAACCCTGCCGTCGGTGGTGGAAATATCCAGCGTGAACTTTCTCTGTTCACTGCCCAGGCTTCCCACCATCTCACGGATCTGTTCCAGCTGTGCAGCGGTCGGGGCTTTGTCTGCGGCCAGGTCAACACCCGGAGCTTCCGCCATCACCCGCACATTACCGTCTGCCAGGAACTTGTTCAGTGCGTCCGTCCCTTCCGATACTTCCGCCGGGCCGAACACACTCATAATTTCCCGGTGGTCGGTGTCACGGGTCTTATCATTCCGGGCAAAATCCAGCATCTGCCCATCCGGCAGGATGTATCCGGCCCGTTCAAATTCACTCGTCGTGCCAAACTGCTCCACGGCCAGCTGACGGCGATACTTCGCCGCACCGCCTGCTTCCTTTGCTTTGGCATCATAGACAGCCTGCTGTTTCTGCTTCTGTTCATTTTTCTGGGTTTCCAGCTTGGCATGGGCTTCCCGCAGTGCATTATTCACTTCACCGATTCGGTTTTCAAGCTCTGCACCACGCTGGTTAAAGTCCTTTCGCTTTGCAAGATACGCCTGGTATTCTTCACTGGCCTTAAACTCCTTTGCCTCGGCAGAGAACAAACCCAGAGATTTTCTCTTCGCTTCAATCTCCTTTACCTCGGCGCTGTTCAGCCAGTTTGTTCGCTCTGTTTTCAGGGCGTTTTGCTGGTGTTCCAGTTCCCGACTTTCTTTTTGAAGTGCCGCCAATTCATCCACGTTTCCAGCAGAGCCGTCACTCAGCTGGAACCGCACCGATTTCTTCACAGGTTCGCTGTTTCTCTTGATTTCGGCATTTTCTTGTGCTATACTGTTTTTAGAAAGCAGCTTAGGGGCTTCATCGCCCTGCTCGGTTTTGAGTACCGTGGTAAGGCTGCTTTCTTTTTTTGTTATTTTCCCATTCTCAATGGTCAGCAAGCTGCCATCAGAACCACATACCTCATGGACATAGAATTTGCTCGCCGCATTCGGAACAGTATACTCATTTACAATAACAGCCTCATAGATTTTGATACCGTCCACCACAACCGGAGCCACAAAGGTATGAGTGTTGTACCCCCGTCCTTTCCAGTTTTCCACGAAACCAATTTGTTCACCGTACCGGATTACGTTGGGAATGGCCGCTGCAGCGATCTGCTTCACCGGGCCGTTTCCATGCTGCACGGTTGCCTTAGCTCCCTTGCGGGTCAGTTCCACCACACCAAATCCATCACGCTCTACTTTTCCGCCAATGGATTCAAAGAATCGGACGATATTTTCAGCATTTTCTTTGCTGGTAGCACCGTACTCAATTTCTTTTCCAGTGATTTCAGCCGCCGGTGTCATCTGTTCCAACCGGCCAAGATTACGGTTCAGCTGCTTTTCAAGGGTTTCCTCCCCCTCCTGCAGCTGGAACCGCATACTGCGTCCTTCCGCCGCGCTCTCTGTCTTGAGGGCAGCGGCGTTTTCTTTTGCACTGCGCAGGTTGTCCATAGCCTTTTCAGCGTGGGCAAAGTATTCGTCCTGCAAAATTTTGCGCTCGTTCTCGGCCAGGCGCTGGGCCTTCAGGGCAGCCCGGTTGTCTGGGTCAAGGGTCAGCACTTCCTTTGCCCGGCTCACAATGCCGCCCAGCATCTCCTTCACCCGGTTCATCACGGTGCGGATGGTTCCGGCCCTGCCGCTGTTCTTCTCGGCCTGCCCGCGCTGGAACTCTACCCAGCGCTTGAAATCGGATTCATTGGAGAAGATGCCCCGCCAGGCATCGCCCACCAGCTCCTCGGCAGCTTCCTCATAGGTCAGATTCTGCTGGGCATAGTCGGTCATCTTCTCCCGGATCATCTCGTCCACGGTCTCAAAGCCGCTGCTCCTGGCCAGATACAGCAGGGCATGGTCCTGCAAAGTCTTTGCTCCCTCGCTGTCCAGTGCGTTGTACCAGTGGTAGTCCTCGTGCAGCACCGTGCCGAACGTATCCTGTGCACTGTCTCCAAAGAAGATCCGGGCCGTTTTTGTCTCCACATAAGCCTTCACGTTCTGATTATTCATCAACACATTCTTCATCACCGCCGTGGTGTCGGTTGCCGCCGCATTCAGCTCGATCACCTGGCTGCCAGCGTCATTCGCATTGCGCAGGGTCCCCTTGTAAATGGTCTCACCCCTGCCCGTCAGGCTCTGTTCCGTCAGAGTACCGCCCAGCTGGCTCTTGGCCCACCGGGTCTCTGCCGCATCCCTGCCGTAGGTGTAGGCGATCTCCAGCGCGTTCCGGCCCTTAAGGTTGCCCAGCACATAGTTCACGTTGGCCGCCATGCCGCTGCCGGTGCCCGCCAGCTCCAGCGCCTGGTCAAAGGTCTTCACGTCCTCCATCTGGCCCAGCCGGTACAGCGTGGATGCTGCCGCCGCATAGCGGTCACTGTCCACGCCCTCCGGCTGTTTCCGGCTGATCTCCTGCGCAGCCTTTTCGCCCACCTTCCAGCTCCGCAGCACCTGCTCCGTCCGGGCCTGCTTCTGGCCCTCCGTCCTCGGTGCTTCCATGCCGTAGGTCTCCCGCATCGGGCTGCTGCCTGCTTCACCCAGAGCACTTTCTTCCGTGGTCGCCGCCGGCATGACCGCCTGCTGAGGAACATTTACAATGCCGTCGTCCTCCGCCGCCTTCCGTCCAGTACGGCCTTCAGCATCCAGCTCAGAGCTGCCCAACATACCAAGGGCTCGCCCTTCGGGAGAGCTGGCGGCGCTCTGCGCCGACTGAGAGGGTGAGCCCGCTTCTCTCGAACTTTCCACCATTTCCCCAGCGTTCTCAACAGCATTCTGCTGGCTGCGCTGTGCCGCCACTTCCCGCAGCATCCGCCGGGTAGCCGCAGCCGTGCTCGGCAACTTCACCCCATAGGCTTCCTCAAAAGCCGCGCGGTTTGCCTCGTTTCCGGCCTCCGGGGTGAACAGCCTGATGGTCTTGCCTGTCAGGCTGTCACCAGCCGCCGCTTCTGCAAACGTCTGCACAGCCAAGTTGTCCGATATGGCAGCAGTTTCCGCACTGTTGCCCTCAGCCGCTTGGTTCGCAGCTGTTTCCGTCTGTGCCTGCAACGTGAGCTTGGCTAACGGGTTGCGGCTCCCAGCGTCCCCTTCGGGCAAAGCATTGCCCTCGTGTCCTGCTGGCCGCTGCCCCAACAACTCCTCCCTGTTTCCGCCACTGGCGGCGGTCGTCGTCGTTGCCCTATTAGGGGGGCTGTCAGCGCTCACGCGCTGACTGAGGGGTTCCGGTTCCCGCGCCAGCTCCTCCCGGCGCTGGTGTTCCTTCAGCGCCTGCTCGTATTCGTCCTGAGCGGCATACCGCTCCACGTTGCCCCGCAGGCTGGAATCTCCCGCGTTCATCCTGGAAAGCCCTGTGCCCACAGCGCCGCCCAGTGCACCGGACGCGCCGCCGGAAAGGCCCGCTTCCAGTGCTGTAAGGAACGTATCCTTGTTGAACAGCGTCTTGGCCGCTTCCTGGTCGCCCATCACAGCGTCAATGGCTTTGTCGGCGTAAGTCTCCACAAAGGCCTGCATAGCATTGTCCGCGCCGCCGGAAATGGCGTTGGCAACGGCCGGGTAGGCTTCCCGGAACGCCTGATTGCCCACCTGTCGGCGCACCCAGTCCGCAATGGTACCGGCCACCGTGTCCTTGGCGTAATCCGAGCCCATGGTCTTGGCAAGGTCGGCCACACCCACGCTGTTGATGGCCCATCCTGCACCAAACTTTGCCGTTGCTTTCAAAATAGCTTTTTCCGGGCTCTCCCCCGCTTCGTCACTGGCAGCCATGCTGTCGCCTGCGCCGTGGGCACTCAGCACCGGCAGCACCAGCGCCGGGTTGATGGCACTCACGATCAGGTTCTCAGCCGCGCTGGAAGTAGCCCCGTGGAAGAACCTCCCCACATTGCTCTCGCCTGCCATAGCGTCCGCAGTCAGGTTTTCTCCGGCCTTGTGGGCATCCCGGCCCCACTCATACAACCCTTTCATGCGGTTGCTGTCGTCATCCGCCTTGTCGTAGAGCTCACCACTCCGGATTCGTTCGTGGGCTGTCCGGATGAGCTCCGGGTCATATCCTGCCGCTTCCAGCTGCTCGTCGGTGTAACGCCCGCTCTGAACACGCCGGATCATCTGCTCTTCGGCACTGGCCGTCAGGGCCGGGGACAGTGCGCCCGCGTACTGCCCGATCATGCCTTTGATATTTTCCTTGTTTCCCTCCAGATCGCTCTCCACACGCCGTCCGGCCCGTTCGCCAAGGCTCAGGTCATTGTACGCCTTCATGTAAAGCCGGGCCCGGTTGATTTCGTCCTGGGTATAGCCCATCTTTTTCAAATCGTTGTCCATGTACCTGGTGTTTTCCAGCACCGGCATTATACCCACGCCGCCCGTGTCCGCTGCCAAGTAGTCCACACCCGCCGGAAGGTCTGCTGCGCTTACAGCCCCGCGTGGCAGCGTGGGCTCTGTCACCAGCCTCGCCAGCTCCCGGTTTCGCTCGGAAGCATCCTTCCAGTTGTTCACCGTGCTGTAAACGTCCATTCGGATACCGTTGTTCCGCTGTTCCCGCAGCTTCTGCACGGTGCTGGCATTCTGCTCCATCTTCTCCGCCGGGCTCACTGTCACCTTCTGCCGGTTCAGCTCGTCGCTCCGGCTGTCCATGGCATCCGCAAAGCCCAGGTTGTTCCTTGTCCGGTAATCCTCCAGCGCCGTGGAGTACAGGTCGGTACCCGTCTGTCGGCTCGTTGCTTCCTGCTGTTTTTGTGCACGCAGGGCAGCAGCGCTGCCCTTTGCCCAGCTTGTTCCCGTACTGCCAAGGTCTAACGGGTTGCGACTGTCAGCGCTCTTGCGCTGACTGAGGGGTTCTGCCCCGCCCGCTGCTGTTGCCATCACAGTCTTTTCCTGCCGCTCTTTTTCATTGCGGTTCCGCAGCGCAGCAGCACTTCCCGATTTCCATGCCATCCTGTTTCCTCCTTAAAATCCAGCGTTCTGCATTGCCTTGTCGATCACATCGTCCGATGCACCCAGATTCATCAGCCGACTGGCGATGGTATTTGCATCCATTCCCTGTTCCTTCCACCCCTTTGCATAGCTCAGGGCGTTGCTGTACGGCATTCCGGTACTCTTACCCGTGCTCCCTCCCGTGGTTCCCCCGGGCAGGGCCCACTTGTTCGGATTCGCCAGCGGGGCGATCAGCCCGCTGCCAGTTCCGGTCGCTGCTGTTGTGCCCGTGTCACCGTCCGGCAGCATTCCGGCGCTGGCCAGAATGTTCGCATAGACGCTCTTGGTCGGGTCATCATCCTTCAGGCTCTGATACTTCCCCAGCGCCGTCAGCAGTTGGCTGTTTGTCCACCCGCTTCCGCTCTTGCTGGAGCCGCCGGATCTTCTCGAACTTCCTCTGCTCTTCGTAGCTGCCGCCTTTGCCAGCTGGGTCGCCAACTGACGGTTTGCAATGGTGCCATAGGAACCGGCTGCATTGCTGTCCAGCCCGTACATCTTCAGCAGGTTGGCCGCCGCTTCCTGATTTCCGCTTGCCACCAGAGAAGCCGCGGTGCTCAGAACACCTGCCTGATCGTCCCGGGTCACCGGTGCGCCGTTGTAGTTGGCAAAAGCGTTTGCGTTCAGGCCATACCGGTTCAGCACGTCGCTGGCCGCATCCCCGGCTCCCTGGGTGTACAGGTTGAACGCCTGCTGGTAGGCGTTCAGGGCATCGCTCTGGTCGGTGCGGTTCTTGTTGTACTCCCACTGTTCCCGGGCAAAGTCATTTTCCCACTGCTGCTGGGTGTACCCCTTGTACCCATCGTAGGCTGTCAGGGCCGCCGAGCCGATGTTCTTTACCGTGTTCCAGAGGTTGTTCCAGTAATTGTCGTTCTCGTTCCGGGCCTGTTCGCTCTGGTTGGCAAGGAAATTCTGCCACGCCGTGTGGCTGGCAAAGTTGCTGCCGTAGGCACTGCGGTCCAGCGCCTCGGTGTTGGCCATGCCGGAAAGGGCACTCAGCAGGTCGTTCTGCTGGTTCTGGTATTCGCTCAGCGCCTGGCCTCTCAGGCCGGGTACCGCATTGTCAATGCCGCTCAGCGCCTGCTGCTGGCCCTGCTTTGCCACGCTGTCGGCGTAGCTGCTGCCATACCCGCCCGCCAGCATCGCCGCGTTGGCCTGGGCGTTCTCCGCGCTGGCGGCAGCATTGGCCTGGGCCTGGGCGCGGTACTGCTGGTAGGCTTTGCTGCCGGTGTCCCAGTCGAACCCGCTGCCGATCTGCCCGGTCAGGCTGTCCATTGCGTCCTTGTTCCGGCTCACATAGTCCGCCGGGCGGTTGGCATTCCATTCCCGCTCTTCCTGTTCCGCCTGGTTCTTTCTCCGTAAGGTATCAAATAACATGTCGTTCTCCTTTTCTTCTGCCACACACCGGTCTTCAGATCACGGCAAACGCTTTCAGCACCCACGGCAGCAGCTGTGCGCCGACCTGCAAAACGTTCCCCCAGAAGTTGGTGTTGTTCGCATCCTTCTTCTGGTTGGCCCCCACCGCGTTGGCATATTCGGTCTGGGCACTGTTCAGCTGACCATAGTAATTGTTCAGGCGGGTGTTGTAAGCATCCTGCGCCAGCTTTTCCTGCTGCTGCAAAGAGCTCAGCCGGTTGCTCAGATCACTCTTCTTGGTGGCATATTCGTTGTAGGCCTGGCTGTATAAGCTGTCTGCCACGTCCGAAAGCCCGTTCATGGTGCTCTGGTAGGCCGTCTGCCCGCTGGAAGTGCCCCAGCTGTTGCCGTAGCCGCCGCTGCGGGCCGAAGCATTGGCGGCAGCGTTCTCGCTGGCCAGCTCCGCACCCCGGGTGTACTGGTTCTTGTACTGCTGGTAAGCCGCGTCCTTGGTGTAGTCGTAAGAAAAGCCGTCCCGGTTCATCTTGTCCAGCTGGCTCTGCGTGCCGCTGATCTGGCTGCCGTACTCGCTCTGATACTCTCCGGGCTTCTGTCCTTTGATGTAATCCAGATTGTTCTTTGCCGTGGTCACCCGGTCGTTGCTCTGGGCGTACTGGTAGCTGTTGGAATCGTTCTTTCTGGTTCCAAACACGCCGGTGCCCGCATTCTTTTCGCTGTTGCCGGTAATGCTGTCATACACATCACCTACCATCAGCCCCACATTGTGGCCCGGAATCAGGTCTCGTCCAGGTTCTGCATCATGTACATCATCTGGTCCCGCAGCTGCATCAGGTAGTTGTTGATGCTTCTCCTGTCCTCCGGGGCCATATTTTCACTCAGTTTCGGCATGGCGATCTCGCCAAGCCTCGTAATATCTGCCATATAAAATCTCCTTCCTCTAAGCAGGGCTATCTCTTCGGCTCCCCTCCGGCCACCCGGTTGCCCCGGCTCTCTGCCATGCTGAACGCAATGCTCCGCACCGCGATCTGCCCGGTGCCCTTGATCCGCAGCCGCATGGTGTCGTGCCGCTCCGGCACAAAGGGCAGGTTGACCCGGGTGTATTTGTTCAGAACGGCTGCCTGGCCCAGCGTCTCCCAGGCCCCGCCCTCATAGCTGGCCTGCAGCTCCACAACGCTGTACGTCAGGGCATCCACCCGCAGAAACACCCGGTTGATGTACTTGTCCGCCGGGATGTTCAACCCAATGTCGCCGCTCACAGCCTCAAAGCCCACCTTCTGTTCCAGATTCGCCTTTGCTGTGTCGGTGTCCCGGTCGGCCTCCCGTTCCGGTTCGGTGGCCCACAGGTTTACGCCGTCCCACTGGTAGAGCTGCCGCCCCGTGGAGCACATTGCCCAGCCGGAAGCATTCTCTTCTGCCGCCGTGTCCTCCTCGTGCCAGAGCCGCCGTTCGGTGTCGTAGACCAGCAGCCGGGTCTCGTTCCGGCCCGGCACCCGCAGATGCAGGTAATACCGGGTGTCCAGCACACCGCCCACCGCCCCGCGCACATTCATCAGCCAGGTGTTGTCCAGTCCGCCGCTGATCTTCACCGGCAGGCTGCCGTCCCAGGCCATCACGCCGTCAGGGGAAAGGTAGTACAACACTTCCGCCAGCACGCACATGCTCTTGCTTGCCTGCTTGGCCACGCCCCGGCACTGCACGCTCACCAGTTGATAGTCCGCCGGGCGGCTGCCGTAGAGCTTGTGCAGGCAGTTCTCCTTGAAGAACAGCACATAGCCCATGCAGGTGGCTGCACCGGTAAAGGGGCCGTCGCTGCCCACGTTCACGGCGTAACTGTCCGAAGCAATGCCCCGGTAGCTGTACCAGTTGGTGGGGTCGCCCAGCTTGCAGCTGTAGATCACGTTCTCCTCGCTGTTGCAGCCCCATACCCGGTTAGCGTTCTCGGTCACATATTCCAGCCGGGGCACCCGCCGCCGTGCGGTAATGGTGGTGCCGCCCGCTGTGGCGCTCTCGCTGCCGTTCATGCTCTTCCAGGTGGTACCGCCTGCCGTCACGGTAAAGCTGCCGTAATAGCGTGCGCTCTCGGTCTTTGGGCTGCCGGTCAGCACAATGCTGTCCCCGTCCATCTGCTCAATGGTCACCTCGCCGTTCACACCCTCGGCCAGATACTCTTCCACCAGCCCGGGCACCTGCTCCACCGTAATGGTATCCCCCTTCTTGAAGCCCGCAGCGGCCAGCCCGGGCAGGGTCATCTTCACACTGTTCAAAAGGATCTCTGCCCACTTGCCGCTCTTGGCATCGTACTGTTCCAGCACGTTCACATAGGCCCACTTGCTGGAAGAGGAGTTCTGTTTCAGAAACAGCGTCCCGTCCGCCGGGCCGGAAGGTTCCGTGGTGCCCACGCTGCTCACGGTGTAGGTCTTGCCGCCCGCGTCGCAGGGGGCAATGGTCACCGTGCCGGTCTGGCTCCATGCAGCGCTCAGAGCTTCCAGCTTGCCGGTGGCCGTGTCAAAGCTCTTGGCATCCGGCCAGATCAGGATCTTCGTGCCCATGCCGATCATAATTTTCTCGCTGTCCGTCACGGCATTTTCCAGCACGATCTCCCCGCCCGCAGCCGCGGTGGCCACGTCGTCCTCGCTGTCCTCGGTGTAGCGCAGGGTGGTGCCCTCGCACAGCAGCAGACCGTTCAGGTGGTACATCCCGTTGCAGCGGCCCATGGCCCGCATGGTGCGCCGGGGTGTCCGGGTCTGCAGTGCGGGGTATCCCCGGCTGGAAAAGTTCTTCATCTCGGTAAATTCTGCCTCGGCGCAGGCATAGCTTTCGTTCAGGCCGCCAAAGGCCGTCTGGATGCTCTTCCCCGTCGAGATGCTGTATAAACTCGGCAGTGCCATCTCAGTACCTCCACTTCGTGGCCATCCTGGGCAGGTAGGTGTGCCTGCACCAGGCTGCAAACTCCTGCTGGTTCTCGTTGGCCAGCTGCATCTCGTTGGCATAGCGGTCGGTCTCGCCCAGGGCCGCGTCCATCTGGGCCGCCAGATAGTGGGCATAGTAGCTGTCGTAGGGCTCCGGCAGCAGCAGCTCCGCGTCCTGCCGCAAAAGTTCCTGCTCCCGGTCGTATAAAATATCCGCACCCACGGCATCAAAATCGGTGGTGTCGCTCTTGTCCACCACGCTCTTTCTCAGCCCCGCATCCGCCTGCCGCAGCCATAAGATCTTCAGCTCGCGGTCAAACCCGTTGTTGGGCCGCAGCTTGTCAGCGGTTTCGATTGCTTTACCAACAGTCATATTTACACCTTCCCTCTATAGCAAGGCCATCCCGTCCCCGGGATATTGGGCCTTATTCGTCCAGTACTCTCATCACCGGTCTGCCAAGGGCTCCCCTACTAGGGGAGCTGTCGCCGAAGGCGACTGAGAGGTTTAACAAATAACCCCCGGCACAGCGTGTGCCGCCGGGCCGGGGGTTCTCAAAAATTACGCCTTATTCGCCAGCTCTTCCATGCGGGCAGCGGTCTGGTCGTCCTGTTCCTGGCTGTGGCGGATGACCTCCGCCACCTCCGGGGGCACCTCAATGTTCTTGCCGCGCTGCAACTGGTAGTTCACACCGTTCACGCTCACGAACAGGTCCCCCTTGTACTTCCCGCCGTCCGAAAACAGCCGGATCGTCTCAGTCTTTTTCTTTGCTTCTGCCATTTTATCGGCTCCTTTCTATTTCCGCTAAGCAGGGCTATCGGGTTGCGGCTCCCAGCATCCACTTCGCACAAAGTATTGTGCTTGTGTCTTGCTGGCCGCGGCCCCAACAGCTCCTCCCTCAATCCACCACTGGCGGCGGTCGTCGCCGTTGCCCTTCGGGGGAGCTCCACGACATGCCGCCATAGGCGGATGGAGTGATGAGAGGGTTAGTTCGCCTCAGCCGTTGCGCTGTACCGTGCGCTGCAGCTCTCAATGCGCACCATGTACTGCTCCACCAGGCGCTCAGCGGTCTTGTGTGCCTTCCAGCCCACAGACGCACGCTGGTTCAGGGGGTCGTCACCATAGCCCAGCTGCTTCACGATGTGCTCCAGGCCGCCACCCTCGATCTCGGTAGAACCGTAGGCGTGGGCACCCAGGATCAGGGTGCTGAACACGGCCAGACCCGCCGGGCAGCCGGTGCCCTTCCAGATCTTTGCCTCGCTGGTCTCCACAAAGCGCACACCGTGCAGCGTGCCGATCTCGCCGTTGTAGATCTCGTCCGGCTGGGCGTACTTGTGCACATCGATCCAGTCCGGGTCGCGGCGCAGGTCATAGGCCACATACGGGTGGATGATGCCCACAAAGCTGGTGCCGATGGGGTCAGCGTTCATGGCCTTCAGCTGGGTGGCCGCACGGGCGATCAGGTCGCTGGTCAGCTGGCAGGTCGCGTCCAGGGTGGCGCGGCTGGTCACAGCGGTCTCCGCGCCGCCTTCGCCGATCTTGGGCGCATAGATCACATTGGTGCCGCCCGCCAGCACATCACGCACGATGGTGTCCAGGGTGCGGCCCGCCTGGCTGGCAATGATCTTGGTTGCCTGCACGATGTTGTTGTCAATGGCGGTCAGCTGCAGCGTGTCGGTAATGGGCACCCAGCCGCCGTACTGCCTGACTTCAGCGGTAACGGTGGAAACGTTCATGGTCTGGCCGTCCGGGGTCACACCCTCGGTCAGCGGAGTGGTGGCCTTGGGCAGGCTGTCATACTTGCGGAACTCAATATTCTTGCCGCCGTTGGCCGGAATGGGATACGGGTCACCGAACTGGTCATGCACCAGGGCAGGCTCTGCCTGGTCGATCAGGCGCTTCTCGTAAAAGGTTTTCATCTCGGCACTCATGCCGGATGCGCCGGTGGTGTTCTGGTTCTGGGTGCTGGCCGTTGCAAACATCTGCAGATCCAGCTTCATGGTCTTGTCTTTCATAGCTTCCTCCTGTTAAAGTGTAATAACTTCACCCCGCATGACCCGCTTCTCCATCTCTTCCATTTCCTTGCGGCTCATGTGGGATACGTCGATCTTGGTCTGCACCGCGCCGCCGGGGCGGGTGCCATTCTCGCCGGGCCGGGCGTTGCGCTGCTGCAGCCTGTTCACCACACCCTGCTCCACCTGCCGGGCCGTGGCGGCCTGCTGCTGTTTCAGGATGTGATCAAAGTAGGCGCTGCGGTAGGCGTTCGTCATAGAAACGCCCGACCGCATCATCTTCTCCACTTCCGGGTTCGCCAGCACCTCAGCCATGTTGAAGTCGGGATACTGGGCTTTCAGCTGCTCCGCTTCCCGGTCCCATCCAGCCTGCAGCTCAGCAATGCGGGCCTGCTGGGCACGCTGGCGTTCCATCTGCTGGATCATCTGCTGCTGTTCGGTCAAGTGCTTGTTCTGGCTTTCCAGCTTGTCCAGCTCCCGGGCCGTCCTGGTGGAAACTCCCTTCTCCATGGCCAGCTTCTCGTAGTAGGCATCGTCCTTCACCGCGCCGTTCCGCACAGCCTCGGTCAGGGCCACCAGGTCGTTGGCATCCGTGCCGTACTTTTCCTGCAGCGCCTGCATCAGACCCTTCATAGCCGGGCTTGCTTCCAGCCGCCGGGTCGCTTCGGTCACGGCGTTCTGCATCAACTCCTCGGTCAGGTCGGCATACTCTCCGCGCAGCAGCTCACCAAAGGCTTTCCGCCGCTCCTCCGGGCTTTTGGTCTTGCCTTCGCCCTTCTCCTCGCCGTCCTTGCCCTCGACTTCGTTCTGGTTCTCTGCCGATTCCTCGTCCAGCTCAGGCTTTTCCTCACTGCCAAGGGCTCCCCCCTCGGGGGAGCTGGCGGCGCTCTGCGCCGACTGAGAGGGTGAGCCCTCTTCCCGGCTGCTCCGCTTCAGCACCCCGCTCCGACGGGCCAGCCGCTCTTCTGCCGGCCGCAGGGCGGGCAGCTCAATGGCATTGCCTTCCCCGTTCGCTGCCCCTGCCCCTGCAGATGCGTTGGCTCTTCCGTTGGGAGAGCTGTCCGCGCCAGCGGACTGAGAGGTTCCGTCCCCGCCCGCAGCACCACCGTCTGCAAACATCTGCAGATCAATGGCATCTGCCTTGTCTGCGTGCAGGTTGATGTACCGCACATGCTCCGGGTAGGCATCCGCCAGCAGGATCAGACCGTCCGTCACCAGTTCAAATTTTGCCAGGCTGTCAGTTCCCTGCTTTGCCTGTACCACCATCAGGTTACTGTCATCGGCACAGGTCACGGTCCCGCTGTCCAGACTGTAGGCCAGCGTCTGCATCAGCGCGCTCACGGCAGCACATACAATGTCCTGCCCCTTGGGTGCAAACTCCGCGTGCCCCTCGGCCCGCAGGAACATCATGTCTCCCATCTCGTTGTAAGTGATCTGGATCATTCTATCGCTCCTTCCAAAATTTCCTCTAAGCAGAGCTCCCCTTTCGGGGGAGCTGCAAGCAACTGCATCGTCAGACGCATTGCGCGCTGAGAGGGTCATTTATTCGGATTATTCACGTTCATGGCCCGCTTTGCCGCCTGGGTGGCCAGGCTGTTGCCTCCGCCGCCCACCACAGCCCCCAGGCCGTTGGTCGCCGTCTTTGCGGTGGTCTGTCCGCCGCTGCCGCCGCCCGTGGTTCCGGCCGCCTGTGCAGCAGCCCCGGCCATGGCGCTCATGTTGGTGCCGTTCTGCTGGTCAATGATGGCGCTCAGCTTCTGCAGCTGCTCCATGGCCTGCTGCAGCTGGGTGTACAGGGTACCGTTCTGCTGCACCCGTTCCCGCACCTTTTCGATGCCCTCAAAGTCCATCATATCCAGCACCGCCAGCGCCGCGTCGGCGTTGGCTGGGGCAAACAGCCCCATCTGGTAGCACTCCTTTGCCGTCTCGTTCTGGGAAAGGCGGCTGAAGGTGCTCTTCTTGGCAGCCGATACCGTGATGTCGAACACCGGCTCGTGGCTGCCCAGCTCCACCCCGCCGATCATGTCAACCGGCTGGGGCTGCAGCATTGCCCCGGAGAACCGCACATACTCCGGCTGGCCGCTGTCGCCGGTAATGCGGTAGACCCGGCTCTCGTCGTAGAACTGCCGCATCAGGTCGATGATGAAATAGCACTCCTTTGCAAAGGCCCGGTAAGCGCTTTTCAGCATATCACGGGAGAGCTTCGAGCCTGCCTCCTGCAGTGCCGCAATGGCAGAAGCCGCGGTCAGGCCGCTGGTGGTGCCGCCCTGGGAAACATCCCGGTTGCCGCTGATCTCCTTCAGCTCCGCCACTCTCGCGTCCCGGTAGGTGATCAGGTTGCCCGCCAGCCCCGCTGTCTGTAAGGGCCGCAGGGTCTCGTCCGTCACCCGCCCTGCCGCGTGGACGATGTCCTTGCCAAAATCGGCCAGCTCCTTCTCGTTGATGCCCGCACCGTCCTGGATGATGTACCGCGCCTTGGATGCCAGCAGGACATTTTCATCCATGGCATGGTTCATCCTGTCGATGGCGGTCTGGGTGTCCTTCATCACGTCGATATACCCAAAGCCCGCCGGGCTGTCCTCTTCCACGAACAGGGTATCGAACACAAAGGGGTACTTGCCGTGGTCGTAGAATCCCCGGTCAGCAAGGGCCGGGTCGTTCTCGCTGGCGTAGAGCACCACGCCGTTGCAGAACTTGCAGTAGTGCAGCAGAGGCGGGCCGTCCTCCCGGGCCTTTTTGTAGTACCAGTCCACCACCACGCTCTTGTCCGAGGTGTCAATGCTCTGGTCGTGGATGTACTTTGCCACTTCCAGCGTGCTGCCGGTGTGGCCTTCCAGCTGGGGGTACTGGGCCTTCAGCTGTTCGTTGTCGGCCACCGCCAGGCTGAACAGGTTGGGGCTGTCCTGGATGTCCATCACGCCGGGCTCCCAGTACATCATCAGCAGATCCATGCTCTTGATGGAGATGTCTCCCACGCCGTTCCGTAACCCCGGGTCCCAGAAGATGCCCTTCACGCCGGTGCCCTGCTTGAGCTTGCGCCACCAGGTGTCGCTGTACACCTGCTCGTATTCTGCCTGTTCCAGCAGCACCGGCAGGATCTTGGAAAGCACCTTGGCGGTCTGCTCGTCGTCCGCTGCCCGGGGCAGCACGTTGGGTTCCGGGTAGTTGTCCATGGCATCCGCGTGCTTGTTGGCAATGCTGTTGAACAGCCACCCGCTGGAAGGTTTGGGCTTGCCCTCCATCATCTCGTTTTTGTAGTTGGCCCAGTGCTGCATCCGGAACCACAGCTCGTTATCCACGATCCGCTTGTCCAGCGCCGCCTTGCCGGTCTTGTATCTCTGTAACAGCGCCGTGGCCTTCGCCACCTGCTCTGTGCCGATCACGTCGGTCATACTCTAAAAAACCTCGCTTTCTTCCCCAGCTCCAGCGGGTCATCCGGCATGGGCTGCACCGGCTCTGTCCGGGGCGGGCTGAGGGGATTCTCCATCAGCACATACCGGCACTCGTCGTAGATGTGATCCTCTTGGTCGGTGTCAATGTCCTCCACGTTGCTCTCGCTGTATACCAGGTTCGGGATGGTGCGGATAAAGTGCTTGCAGGTGTTGAACACCTGCAGCATGGGCCGCCCGTCCGCCTGGAACGCCAGTCGGTAGTGGAACTGCATCTTGCCCGCCAGCCGGGTGTGGTCGCCGGGAGCCCAGTGCAGAAAGTTCGGGCTCTTTTCCTGCATGGCAGCAATGCTCTCGCCCTGGCTCTCGTTGAAGATGGCCGGGTCGGCCACGCCCAGAATGGTGCGGCCCCGGAGCATGGGGTCGTTCTCTTCTGCTTCCCGGATCATCCTCGCCTGCTTCACAGGGTCAGCCTTGATGCCCTCGTTGGGGGTCCCGGTGCAGCCGTACAGCTCCCGGATGCGGTAAAGCCTGCCCTCTTCGTCCGCCGCATACCACCCCACGGAAAAGGGCTTCGAGTAGCCGAAATCGTACCCCCGCCAGATCTTCCAGTGTCCCGGGATGCGGAACGGGCGGATCACATGTGTCCACCGCTGGTCGTCGTAGTGGGCCGGGTCGTTCTTCCACTCGGTGAACACCTGCCCGGTAAAGCTGTCCCAGTCGCCGTAGAGCAGGGCTTTCTTCTCCGCTTCCGGTAAGGCTGCCAGCGTGCCCAGGTAGCCCGGGTCATTTTCCAGCAGGGCCGCGTTGTCAAACACGGTGCTGGGGATAAAGATGCGGGTCCGGCGCTGCACGATCTCCCGTCCGTCCGGAGCCCTGGCCTTTACCATCTGCACCATCCGGGTGCCGGGCGGGGCCGGGCTGACGAACCTCGCCTTCACCCATCCGTGGCCGATGCCGCCGGGGTTGGCCGTGGCCCGGGTGTAGACCCGGGTATCGGGGCCGTTGGGTCGGTTTCGGCTCAACAGGTAGCTGTACTCTTCCCATGTGAAATGGGTCAGCTCATCAAAGCCGATAAAGTCGTAGGCCTGGCCCTGATAGTTGTACTTGTCCTGGGCGTGGTTCAGGCTGCCAAAATAGATCTTTGCCCCGCTGGGGAAGGTCCAGCAGTGGGTGCTGCTGTTGTACCGGGCTTTTGGGAAAACCGGCTTGTAATACCGCATGGTCTTGTCAATGAGCTCCCGCAGCTGGGGAAACGTCTTTCGGATGATGAGCCCCCGGTAGTGTGGGATTTCCACCTGCCGCAGGGCCTCGATCACCAGCGCGTCGCTCTTTCCGCCGCCTGCGGCCCCGCCATACAGCACTTCGTTCTCGGTGCGCTGCATGAACCGTGCCTGGGCGGGCTGTGGTGACCAGATCACCGGTCTGCCGTCACGCATCCTCTGTGCCGCCATCCACTTCCACCTCCTGCTGACCGTCCGTCTCACTGGCTGCCGCGATCTCCACCATCGGCGGGCCGCTCTCGCTGTCGGTGTTCTCCGCCGGGGCCATGGCAGCAGCCTTTTCTGCCACTTCCATCAGCACCTTGGCCACACCGGCCGCGTTCTTGTCGCTCATCACCCGGCCCTCGTACCGCTCCAGTTCGGCGTTCAGCCGCCTGCGTTCCGTGTCATCCAGCTGCCTGTCGTAGCTGCCCGGGCTGGCATACACCACAAGCCCGGTCTCGGTGGCATCCGCCAGCTCCTCCGGGTCGTCCTTCAGCAGGGTGCCCACGGCAAAGTCACGGGCCCGGGTGTCCTCGTCCAAACGCCGGTGCAGCCTCTCCGTGATCTGCGCCGCCCGCTGGCTCTCGGCGGCCCGGCCCTGCAAAAAGGTCACCTGTGCCCGTACCCCCAGGCTTGCCCGGATGGCGATCTCTCGCGCGGCTTCCTGCCGGGCCTTTGCAAAGGCATCACTGCGGCCTGCCTCCTCGCTCATCCAGCTGCGGATGGTCGATTCCGGCACGCCGTACTTCTTCGCCACAGCGCAGATGGAGTTGGAGCCCAGCATGGCCATTACCACCTCTGCCCGGAACGCCGCCTGGTATTTCTTTCCCCGCTGTTTTCCCTTCACGGTATTCTTGCAGTACGCCCGCTTTTTCGCCAACTCTCTCACCTGCCTTTGCAAATAGCCTATCACGCCCCGCCGGGTGCAACTACCCCGGACATTTGCCCGCCGGGCAGCAGCCCTGCATCCGCTGCACACACTGCCACGGTGCTCAGGGCTTCCAGCTCTTTGGTGTAGTAGGTCGTTCGCCCCACATACAGCCGGGCGATCACCTTTTCCTCTGGCAGACCTTGCAGGTAGCGCAGCCGCAGCAGCTGGGCGCATACCGGGTCATTGCGGTCGTACCAGGCCAGCACCGCCCCGATCACCTGCGCCCAGGCAGCACAAACAGACCCCTCGCCATATCGGCGCAGAGCCTGCCGGGTCGCTTTCTTCTGCTCTTTTGTCACCGCTCCACCCTCTTTTCGCATGGGTATAACGCGCAAAATACCGGTGTTTTATCTGTCAGGTGCGAGGTTTCGCAAGGCTCTGTCCCCTGCCTCCGCGCAGTGCGTTTCCATCGTACAGCTTCCACGTCCGTCTGCACTCACTCAGCCGGATAGTTTCCCCTGCGGGGAACGCCCGCTGCGCGGGCACAAGCATCCGGCTTCACTCGCTCCGACTGCGTATGGACCCCGCAAGCGGGGCCCGAACTTTCGCAGCCTCCCGCCGACGCAGGATCACATAGCATTGCGGTTCCAGCCGTTCCCAGCCGGTTCCTTCCCGCTTCGGGCTCTCATGCAGCCCGCCTGGCTCCAGCACGATGCACTTTTCCATCTTCCAGCCGGGAAACCGCTGCTCCCACCACTGGGCATCGTTCTGCTTTTCCCCGCAGGCGGCCCGCAGCTGTTTCCGGCTCCATCTGCCATCGTTGGGGGCCTGCTCAATGGCCGGGCGCAGGTTGGCCGTTTCCACCCACAGCCGCTCCTTGTGGCCGTAGAGGTAGCCCACTGTGCCGTATTCGCCCTGCCCACTCTTGCCCAGCAGCTTTTTCATGTCGATCCGATCCACGTTCATGGTGCCCAGCGGCTCAAACTCGTTGGAGCCGGGGATACGCCGCCGCCACAGATCCTCCAGCATCTCCCGCCACTCCCGGCGCTGGGCCGCGGTCAGGCCCGGGCATTCCGCAAAACCGTGCATGTGCAGCCGTCCTGTTTCTCCCTTGCGCACCGCCACCAGCATCAGGCGGATGTCCTCCCGCCTTGCCCCGAACCGCTTGCAGGTGGCCGCCATCACCCGCCGCTTGTAGTTCTCCACGTCTCTCCGGCAGACCAGAATGTCCTCCGGCAGAAATGGATCCTCGTATGTACCGGTCAGGAACATTCCCGCCGGACTGAAATTTGTCAGCGCCTTTCTCTGGCGCTTGCGCAGGGAATCCATTTTGTTCTTCGCCTTCTGCCCCTCGCTGGATTCCTTCCGCTTCTTGCCCCGGCCCCGGTGTTCCTGGGGGATGATGGAGAACACTCCGACTGCCATGTAGTCATCCCCGCACTGGTATTTTTTCTCTCGGATGTAGTTACATCGCATCCCGGTGCCCTCCTGCTGGCTTTCACTTTCTGCTGATAGTCTCTTTCCCGTGACCCCACCGTCACAGAAATAACGGGTATACTAGCTCCCCAAAGAGGGCCCTTCCCCCTCTTTCTTTATAAAGGTATTATGAAACGTAACGGATACGGTGGACGTGTCAGGTCCATCGTATCCGTTGCTCTTCATAATAGATTCATGTGTTTAAGGCGTGGCGGGCTTTCCTTTTTCCGCCCAGTATCCGTAGGTCAGTTCCGGCTTTCCAATTTTCCGGGCCTTCTCGTTGTAGATCATCAGATCGTGCACGTCGTAGGCCAGGGCGCTGGGGTCGATCACGCCGCCAATGGGCTTGCGCTTCACCTTTGCTGGCTGATCCGGCAGCTTCATGGGGTGCCGGATCCGTTTCTGGCACAGCTCCATCTCCATCCGCGTAACGCCGCCGGGCTTGTACACGCCGCCCCGCTTGCGGTAGCACTCGTGCACCGTGCCCTCGCTGCCAAACAATCCCTTGTCCTTCAGCTCTGCCGCCGTGCCCTTGCCCAGCAGGGTGCCGTCCGCACCGTAGCAGCTGTACACCCGCACCATCCGGGTCTCGGCCCGCTCGTCCGCGCTCAGGCCCTCTGCCCGGGCCCTCTCCACCCGGTCGTCTTTGGTGCTCTTCCGCTCCATCTTCCACCGGTAGTTCTTCGGGCTTGGGTTCTTGCACTTTTCCAGATTATTCCAAACGCTGCTCAGCTTGTTCACATCGGGAAAATATCCCTGCTCCACCAGCTCCACGCTGGTGCCCTTGGCCACCACCTCGCCGGTGTCCCAGTCCATCAGGGTGTATACCCATCTGCATCCACTCTGCATCTTATCGTCCTCCTTGATCCTTGGCTCCCATATCAGGGGAGCTCTGCAAGGCGCTGGCATAGCCAGACCGCAGCGGTGAGAGGTTGCTTCCGGTAGCCGCTGCCATGGCATCCGCACATTTCTGCCGAACGCTCTCTTCGTTCAGCACATTCAGGCTCTGGCGGCAGGCCTTGCGGCCCGCTGCCATCATCACGGCCCGCTTCAGAAACTCTGTTTCCTGCTCCTTGTAGCTTCGGCTCAGGGTCTGCACTGTCTTTTCATCGTCCACGTTCTCCACCACGATGTCCTCAGTCTGCAAGGCATCGCAGGCGCAGCGCCGCAGCTTTTCCATGGCCACGTCCAGCCCGTCCGTCTTGCCCCACTCATTCAGCTGCTCGTAGTTGTGGCGCATCTCTGCATACAGTCGGTTCAGCCGATCTGCTCCAAACCCCAGCTCCTGCACACAGGCCAGCGCCATCAGCTGCCAGGCCATGGTCGCTGCCCGGTCGCCCACCATTTTCAGCTGCTGCTCCCGCCGGGTGCGGGGTGTCCGCAACGCAGGCACCCGGAATTCCGTCGGCACGCCCTTGGGGATCGCCTCCGCCCGCAGCCGCCGGGCCTTCTCCGTCTGGGGCATCCCGTTCTTGTCTGGCTGCATCACCACAGCCAGGCTCTGGCTGCCCAGCAGCTCCTTCCGTCTGGTGATCCGGTCAAGCCGGGTGCGGCCCAGCCCCCACAGCTCATGTAAGGCGATCTGCCCGCACCAGCAGGTCAGCTGCACCACGCTGTCCTGGGTCAGGTCCATCTCCGCCGAAAGGCTCATCTTTGTTTTCATGGTAACTTCTCCGTTCTTCATATTCCCCGCACACCCGGTTCCGGCCCCCACAGCTCAGGCACCGGCTCCGGGTGATCTCAAACACATGTACACACTGGGTCTTATCCATCAGGGTTCCCCGGTCTCTGCCATCATGGCGGTCAGGTCGCCCAGCATCCCGCTCACCGTGCGGGAAAGAACGTTGATCGCATCCTCCTGCAGGTCGCCGGGCAGGGCCCTCACCGCAAAGCCCGCGTTCACCATCTCGTCCTTCAACCGGGTGTTGATCCGGCTCATCTCGGCCCAGAGCTTTGCCTCGTCCGGGGTCATCTTCCGCCGCCCGGGCCGCACAACGCCCTTGATCATGGCCGTCAGCTCGTGGAACTCCTCGTCGGTCAGGCTCCTGTCGTTCCCGGCCTCGGCAATAGCCCGTGCCCGATCACTTGGTGTCCCGGTAATCAAAATGTTCTTGTACTCTTCCAGCGTCATTTCTGTTCCCCCGCATTCATACCGTTCAGCGCGGCAATAAATTTTGCTTCTTTGCCGCTGTACCCTTCGGTCACCTTAAAGCCTTCCGTATCCATCAGCATGTCTTTGATCAGCCTTGCCGCTTCATCGGCAAACTCCTGGCTGGCAGAAATCGGGCCGCACAATCTCCGGGCCGTTCCCACAAAACACCGGGCAGCGCACATCAGTACCTCTTCCAGTTCCTCGTGCTCAGCTTCCATAGCCAGAATCATCTGACCCTTGACCGTCTTTTTAATTTCAATCCGTACCATCCTTACCCCGCCTTTCTGCCGCAGACGGCTTTCTTCACCGTGTTCTCCGGCACCTTGTGGATCTTCTGCGGCTCCTTCCGCTTCTCTGCCACCAGGCCCAGCCCGGCCAGCGCAAGGGCTGCACACCCCAGCACAATGGCCAGCAGCGTGTAGCCCAGCATTGCCCAGCCGTCGGCCGCGTTCTCAATGGCCCCGCCGCAGCCTGCTGCAGCCAGTCCCAGCACAATGGCACCGGCGCTCAGCACGCTGCCCGTGATTTTCTTTTTCATTTGCAAATCCTCCAGCTCTGTGTTAAACTTCTGGTGATGTGTTGTCAGACCATCACCCTGGTTGGCTCGTCGGTGTTCCCGCACCGGCGGGCCTTTTTGCTTTTCTTGCATCTCTGACCACCTTCCACTCTTGAAACGCAGCCTCATTCTCCGGTTTTGAGTAAAAGTCCTGTGCGATGTGCAGCAATTCAATAATTTGCCAGTGCTCAAAAGGCAGCTCCTGCTTTTTCCTTTGGCCCATGGCAGCACCTCACAGCCACTCGGCGCAGATGGTCTCCACCACAGGCTTTGCAAAGCCGATCAGCTCATCGCCGCGCTTTGCGGCCACGACTGCCGGGCCCACCAGCTCTGCCGCCGTCATCTCACTGGCGCGCTGGTTCGTCAGGGGGCACTCCTTCATCAGCCCTTCCTCGTTCACCAGCAGCAGAATGCCGTCCACGTCCTTCTCCCGCGCCCACTCGGCGCTCAGCAAGGCGGACACCGGCTCGATCGGCCCGCCCACCAGCTTCTGCAGGGTCTCCAGCTTCATGCTGTCACCATCATCACACTTCATGTTGAATGCCCGGTTCTTCGCCGGGATCACGATCATATAACGGTCCACTCCCTACTCCTCCTTATTGTCATATCCGGTCTTCTCGGCCTTCTCCACACTCACATCGTCGAACACCCCTTCCAGCACCCGCAGCACTCGGCGCTGTGCCGTAGGCCTCAGCCCCGCCCGGCGCATTGCGATCAGGCAGTAGCCCATGCAGGCCGCGTTGCTCCACGGGCCATTGATGTTCGCCATAATTTCTTCGTATCCCATGCTTTTCTTCCTTTCATGCGCTCTTTTTTGGGTCGGTGGGCTGGACATCTCCAAAGAGATAGTCCATCGTCATCTCCGGAAAGAACTTATCCCGGAGACATTGCGCTTCATCCAAGCGCATTCGCCCCGCAATGTTCAACTTCGCTGACATCGTTGCCGGATTGATTCCGATTCCATTCGCAAGCTGCTCATTGGTAATCCCGTTACGTGCCATCTCTGCCTTTAAATTCATGTACAAAACATATCACCTCCGCAGTTCACCAAATTCGGTGAACTTTATTATAAAATACACCCAATAGAGTGAATAGTCAATAGCTTTTTCAAACTATTTTTGCAATTTGGTGAATCAATATTGCATTTTTGTTATTTGTACCGTATACTGAACATCAGGAGGTGATTTTTTATGAACGTCGAAGAAAGGCTCAAAGAGCTCATTTTAGCCAATTACAAGAGCATTCGAGCGTTTACTGTTGCCGCAGGTATCCCCTATTCCACAGTGGATAATATTTTCAAGCGTGGAATTGGTGGAACCGCTGTAACAACTGTCGTTAGAATTTGTGACCTTCTCGGAATTACCGTAGAAGGAATCACGCACGGCCTTATTGAGCCAAAAGAAAACAACGCTGTTCTCACCCCCGCCCAGACTGCCCTGCTGGACAACTTCGACCAGCTGAACGAAGAGGGCCAGACCAAAGCACTGGACTATGTAGAGGATCTGGTTCTCACCGGACGTTATAAAAAAGCTGCTGCGCATGGCGTGGCTGCAAAGGAAGCATAA